CGAGACCACCAAAGATGGACCACATCTTCTTCTCCATCATCCTGAGTCTATCATCTACCATACGGATGTCTCTCTCACAACCTTTCTTGATTGTGTCCGTCTCCTTGTTGAGATCCGAATGAATTCTATCTATCTTTTCAAATAGAATTCCATCAACCTCACTTTGTGTGGATAACTTTTCATTATGAACAGCAAGCAATTGACCCATCTTTACAGAATTTTCCTGTAATGAGTCTACTACTTTCTCAAGTCTTTCTAGAATTGCTGAGTTAATGTCAGACATTATATGTCTCCACGCAACGCATCCATCCTTTTATCGTAGTAAAATTTGATGACTTCATTTGGGTATAGTCTGTTAACGGTGATCTTTTTCATCATTTCAGGACGATACGCTTTACGAAGTTCAATCTTTACTTCGGCAATCGACTTACCATAGATTATAAAATCTTGTGAATCCTCATACTTAACACGGAATGGAAAGTATGAAAGACTTTCCCCAATTCCAACGTTGGTTACAACGTGACCTTTTGGTTTGAACTTTCTCTTCTTAACTTTTTTCTTCCCAACCCGACCACCTAACATCGGATCGTAACCAGCAACAGGACCACCTGGGCTAGCACTACCACTGAAACCACCTGTTCCAGCACTCATTGTTGGGGAATCTTCGTTAATCACAGTTCGTCTAAGATAGTTCGTACGCTGGTATCAATAGGTACCTTGGCAAGGATACCACTATCAATCTCAGGATACCTGTTTAGATATATGAGAAAAGTTTTGAGTATTGACCAATACTCATGTTCCAATTTGTACATAAGGAGAGGAATAGTTCCCTCCCCAAATACATTGAAAAGAATAATGAGATGATTAAGAATAAGATTTACTCTCAATACATCGGAGTTCAAATACCTCTTGAATAATCTCTTAAGGTATTTGAACTTTTTCATGTCCTCCATAAAATCATCTACGGTAACCGACTGTGGATTTTCGTAGTGTTTTATAGCGAAGAGGACATGATTTGATTCAGTTAATTCATCAAAAAACATTATAAAGAAAACTAATTATCAACTGCCGAAGGTCAAGGCAGCGACACCATTGGTGATCACTTCCTCAGTACCACCCGCAGAGGTGATCTTGACTCTAAACTTGTTACCATCCAGAGTGTCACCAGCGAGACCACTGTAAGCAAGAGTTGCGGTCGTGAAGTCTGCATAGGTGATACCTGTATCAAGTCCAGCAGTGATGTTTGTCCAACGCTTTCCACTTGCTGTCTGACGTTGCCAGACGTATGCAAGAGCACCAGGTGTTCCAGTAGTAGAAGTGCTAAGGGTGAATGTACCAGCACCAGAAGATGATGTGGAAGCAGCAGGTTGTGCTGTAACAGTTACAGCAGATGCCACGTCAGCAACCACAGTGTCATCAGCGTCATCACCAGCAGCGCCAGCAGCAGCATGGACGAATGCTAAGCACTCTGCCTTATGCTTGGTGTCTCCAGCAGCAGTAGTGTACGTTCTGTACAACCACCAACCAGGACCAGTGATACCGCGAGACTTATTCTCAGCGAGTAACATTTCTGTGGTGTCAACGAATACAAGATCGTATGCGTTGCTGTCACCACCCTTGACTACAAATTCTGCAACTGCCTTAGGGGCAGTTCTGCGTACAGCACCAGATAGTGCAGCAGCGGTGCTACCTGCATATACTTTGTGCAATTCGATTGTAGTGGTGCTCGTCACTTGCTTAACAATATAAGCGACGTTAGATAGTTCTAAGATGTCGCCCACGACGACAGTATCAGCAGCATTTTTCGTAACAGTGGCGTCACCATTGGTGACCGCTACATTGTTTGCGAAGGTTGCGGCATCAATTTTTCCAAATACAGCCATTGTTCTTCCTTTAGTGAAGGTTGTTCCTATATGTTATTTATAAATTAGGGGAGGTTGCCCTCCCAAGGATTATTCTTCGCGGGTTTTGATGGCAGCAACAACAGATGCCAGCAGTTTATCGTCCATATCAGTCTTAGTCAACTTGACTGCCTTGCCAAGGATGACTAGACAAATGTCAATCAACTTTTCTCCGAGTTCTTCGTTCTCGGGGATCTTTGCGACAGCATCGGTAATAATCTTCGACGCTAATGGGAGTAGGAATCCTAACATAATTCGACCTAACGGTGTACTACTCTATATAGCGTCAGTCAGGAGTAAACTTGCGATCCTTCATGTATCCCCACTTACCTTTGTGTAATGCACGGACACCTTTCTTTGTTAGGGTTCTAGTCTCAGACTTTTTACCCTTATCACTAATAAAATCTTTGTAACGCTTGCCATGTTTCATGCGAGCGTCACGTTCCTTGTTGTCCTTCTCCTGCTTTTCCAAACGCTTCATTGCCTTAGGGTCAGTAAGGTATTTTGAAGACAGTTCGTGAAGCGGTTTCACTTTGCCATTCTCCCTTGACTCTTAGAGTCAAAGTCTTGAGTCATCTGCATCATCTTTTGCTTCATACGGTCCTTAGACTTTTCCTTGGCTTCTTTATCATCCACCTTAGATTTTTCTGGTGCCGCACATGCTCCCTCGTCAACTTCTTCAGGAGAGTTTTCAACTGCTCCTTCGCCTTTCGGTACGTTACGACGTGCTTTCTTAAGTTCATCAAGAGCTTGCTCTTTCATCTTGATGAGTTTGCCGCGTACCTTACGACGGTTATGCAGATAACGATCGGATTTAGTGTTTGATTTCCCGTCATTGTCGATGTCGCTATCTTCGCGACCAACGGGATCTAATTTTTCTTGCATGAGATCTTCCTTTTTAGGGTTCAAGATAACGTTCCCTTTCTTTTTAGAGGGTTCACCCTCTTGTTTACGATTGGGTTGCTTGTTATTTAGGGTCATTTGATTCTCCATCTTTTACACCCTCGTATTTAATAGCATCACGCCATGAATAGGACTCACCCATTCTACGTGCAACACCACGAGCACCACGGGACACAGAACGTGCTGCACCACCGATTGCTTTCTTCAGACCAGACTTAATTCGGTCACGGAGACGAGTGCGGGGTTTGGATGAACCAGCAGAAGAACCACTGTTGTTGGAACTAGAGCTGGAACCTGAAGAGGATCCGTAACTTGATCCTGAACTAGAAGATGAACCAGAGGAGGATGAACCACCACCTGAAGAACTAGAACTAGACGACTTGTTACGAGCAGCAGCATAACCAGAGGCAAAACCTCCAGCAGCACTACCTGCTACCTCTCCTGCACCACGGGCAACCTTCTTAGCACCACTCTTAATAGCACTACCAGCACCCGCTACAGACGAACCTGCTTTCTTAGCAGCAGATCCGACAGATGAACCTGCGCTCTTAGCGGCAGATCCAACTGCTTTTGCACCTGACTTAACGGCAGAACCCGCTGACTTAGCAGCAGAACCGACTTTCTCGCCAGCGTTGACTGCCTTACCTGCGACGGTACCAGCGGCACCACCAACTTTTGCTGCAGCAGATTTAACTGCTGCTTTAATCTTCTCCTTACGGAGGTTACGACGACCTGCTTTTGCTTCAGGAGTCTTGGATGCATCCTTAGATGCCTTGACAGCAGAGTCATAATAATCCTCAGAGAGGAGAGTCATGCTCTCTACCGATTGGAGTGCTTCACTGAGGAGACCTTCGTGATCCAACTCGACGAACACTTCTTCACAGATTGCTTCAATCTCCTCAAACGATAGGAGATCGATCTCATCGTCATCAAAGTCGATGAATGCACTGAAATCAATAGACTCCTTCGCAGTCTTCGCTGCCTTTTTGAAAGCATCCTTTGCGGGATAATCTTTCTCGCCAGGTTTAGCAGCACGTTCGCCACGAGCACGTTTAGCGTGGATGTTGGCGTAGAGTCCGCCTCCTTCCTCAACGTATTCGACTTCTTCATTCTTCTTCTTGAGTGCTGCCTTACGGAACTGAAGATCGATCCGTGATCCTCTGTCCATCTTACCCTGACTTGCAGGTTTCTTAGAACCGCCAGCAGTTTGAGGACCAGCATCACTGCTAGTTCTTCTGCCCTGAGCATACCTAGATCCACTGGACTTAGAGTCACCAGAGATCATCTTGCCTGCATCAGATCTACCGTCCTGATACTGCTTCTCAGTCTGACCGTGCTTGCCCTTATACAGTTCGTCTAATTCTTCTTCTTTGACACAGTTAGGGACATCTTTACCGCCCTTTTTCTTTGTGCCCTTTGCCTTGTAACCATCCCAGCAAGAATCAGCACCCACATTCTTACGTGCTTGCTTCATTCCTTCGATGATTTCTTCAGCATCGATACCAACAACTGCTTCCTTGGTGACTACACCAATATCTGCAGGTTCCTTGGCAGACTTTTTACCATCCTTACCAAGCACACTATAGCGACCGTCACCACGACGACCAGTGATTAGAAGTTGGGTACCGCCTGCCTGAATAACGCGACCGATGTTACGATCATCACTCTTCTTGGCCATGATGGCATCTTTTTCTGCTGGGAAACCAGCATACCCTTCAAGTACAACTTCCTCAACTTCGTCAAGGATAGACTGCACTCTTTCTAGACCTTCTTTAAGTCTATTGCTCGATGGTAATGTACCAGCCTCAGCATGATTCATGATTTGCCTCTGCTCATACACAGAGTAACCCATCATTGCTGCTGAGATACGAATATCACGGGACATGTCTTTGCTTGTCGTTTAATATGTACTATTTAGTCTTGACAGACTTTGAGTTCTTAGTGAAATCGCTGAACTTTTTAATTTCTTGTCCAGGAGTCATCTGTTGAACTGCCATTCTATATGTATCGGTTCCAATTTTCCAATCATTACCGCTGCCATCATCGGCAGATTTATTAGACTGATCGTTTACCTCAGTGACATGATGCAACCATGCACGATGCTCACCACCTAGACCATCTTCCATGATGATGTAGTTAGGACCACGATGTACGACAGCACCAGTAATACCAGTGTCGTCATGCTCTACAATTGCACCCACCTTAAAGATATGATCCAGCATATACCAGTCACGGAAGGATGCGAAGTCTAGTTTAGGTGCATACTCCCAGACAGATTCATGAACCGTAGACTTGGC